CTCATCCGCCTGAAACTGCCTGGTTGGAACCCTCCAGGTGAACGTATCCGACAGGCATGCTCATTGGGGTAGGGCTTTTCGACTGCCTCTAACTCTATGGCTTCACCTTCCTCATCTATTCCTTTTTCCAACTCATCCATATCAACTTCTTCAACCTTGCCTTCTTTTACATCTTTTAACCCTTCTTCAAGTTTTTTCTTGTCCTCTTCTGATAATTCAACTTCTTTTTCTTCATCTATTACCTCGATCTCCAAATCCTTTATCAGCTGGTCTGACTTAATAAAACCTTTACCTACTGCAATATTTAAAGCCGAAATATTACTTGGTATAGGCACATCAGAATGCTCCAGCAATATACTATTAGTGTAAATCCTGCTAACCTTATCTATTAGTTTCTCCTTAATGCCATACTCAGATATTAACTTGGCCTTCACCTTGTCCCACTTTTTGTTGTCTGGCTTTACCGATTCTAAGGGGATGAAGCCGATCGAATTGGTATTTAAAAACTTATCCTTGACTAAATTGTAAACATCGACTGCCAATTCGTGTTTGGCATAAATTGTCTTGGCCAACCACCCTTTACCCTTAATCAGTTTTAACCAGATATCCCTCCCTATAGGTAACCCTCTATAATTATGGGCATAAAGGACACTGGGACTCTTCAAGAAGTCCTTTGTCTGTAATCCATCGGGGACTACAATCTCATTGTCCCTATCCACATCTGCGGTGTTGACATATCTGACTGCCGCCCTTTCCCCATCTTCGATCTTTATGTCCTCTGGTTTCAAAGGATTATTCTTCCGGACAAGCTCTAAATCTTCTTCTTTAAGGGAATATTCTTTTGCGATATCTGTCGCTACTTCTGGCATTACATCCTTGAGCTTTAGTCTTTCTGTGAATAGCTCCATTAACTACCACCTCTCTTCCAAATTATTTTTACAATAAAAAAACCACAGCAAGATATTAATCTTAACTGTGGCTATCGATATAGCTCTCATCCCTTTATGCCTTACGTCCTTAGTTATTATAGGAATTCTATATTTAATTTTTAATATACTTAAAATAGTCAGTAGGTAAAAAGATTTATTTAGCCGTTAATTGAATCGCAAGTATGTCCTCTTTCATTTAAAATATACACTATATCGTCTGTATATATTTCTTCCCCATATCCATCATCGTGCCTTATAATTACCTGTGCTACTGTTTTGTTTTTTACATCAGGGAATACATTTATATAATTATCCTTTTCACTAAATTCAGGTACATCCATGTATCTATAATCTACCTGTTTGACTTTATCTATCACTTTCCAACTTTTATGTTCCTTTTCTCCAGTTCTAAATTTCAGAAACATATCTATCTATCTCCTTTCTTCCTATCTATCTACCTACTAACTAATTCTATGCAGAATACAAATCATCCTTTTTAATTATATATGTATTGACCCTACCACCCTCATTATCTTCTATTATATTAACCTTTGCCCTTACACCCATTTCAATGATTATCTCATTCAAACTACCACATTTAGGGCATTTTATTACCTCCCGGTACAGCCTTAATGGTTTCGAGGGTGATATATAATACATGCCTGCTCCGACTTCTATCCCCTTTGACAGGCAATGATTGCACTCTGGATTTTGACAGCGGATCTCCTTCATATCACTTCTATATTACTTTTTCTCCTCAAATATATAATCGCCTGTTTGGCCTGCTAATCTGTGGTCGTGCTTTATTTTATTATATACAACTTTATCTGGTATTCCCTTTGGGAACGCCTTGCAAGTAAATTTTTTATCATTTATAAAATGCTTACAATTTATGCATCTTGATATAATTTGCATTATTTAACTCCTAAATATTCTCTAAGTGCTTTTAATACACCAGGTCCTAATTTGTCTCCCCTGTCATATTTAACAAAGGCTTCTGCTAAACTTTCTACAAAATTAGATTCTGCATACTTACTAATATTTAACAATACTCCTTTTAATCTAAGTTCATGGCGATAAGCCATAACTTCCTGTATACTATTTGTCTTTAATCCTGTAAATGTCATGGCATGTCCCATTTCATGGGTTACTACTTCAGTTAAATTTTTAGTTGCACTAAATCCGGCTTCAAAAGATATTTTTTGCAATCTATTAAATTCATTTAGCGTTCTAACCCTTAAATAATCTCTGTTTATTTCGAGCATCCCTCTTGATACTTTCGAACCTTGTGGAATATATGGACGATGTCTCATCATTCCATTAATACTGGGATCTCCCATATTACGATAATCAATTATTCCCAGATTTATTTTAGGATATTTTTCTTTTAAGTTAACCAAAGCTTTGTTTATTCCATTCGCATAATCCAATTTAAGCCCTTCGTAACTTACACCTTCTAAATTAAGCTTATTTTTTATATATTCCTCCGCTCCCTTTATCGTACTTGCAGGCTTAAACCTTTCCACCATCTTTACAATTGGGATGATCGTACATCGGCATCTCGGATGCAAAGGTGGGAAAGGCATCTCACCTTCGGTATAGTCAAAATCTAAACCGTATTTCCCTTGTACATTTCCAATGTTCAATCCTTCTTTTTCCCAAGTAGGCTGACCTAGTGGTGCAGTCATATTATTCATGTCTATGCAGGGGTCACAAGTCCTCTCGTCCACCGCTGTCAGCCACTTCTTACCTTCTACCACCCCTGACTGCATATAGCCCAGCTCTGCCCCAGCATTAGATGCATAAATGGTTTCTGACCTTGCGATCATCTCCGCCCTATTTTTTATATAAGTCGGCCCCAACCTCCCAGTAACCCTTTTCCTCAGCTTACCGATGCTTTCACCAAGCTCTAAGCCATTTGCTATTTCCCTCCTAATTATTTCTTCTGATGTCCCGACCACACCAGCAGGAAATCTTGTTGTCTGTGCTACTAATGCTTCAGTTACTTCGGGATTGTAGGCATCAAAGGTAATACTTATCGGTATATCCTCTACCTTGTAGTAGGATTTTCTTGATAGTTTTAAAGCTAAGTCAATAGCCTTCTGCCCTTCTTGCTTATATAGTTTTACAATAAATTTAGCCTCTGCCTCTGCAAATTCGTTCAGCCATTTTTTCCTATCGAACATCCACTTCTTATAATTATTGGGATACCTTTTTATTTTATCAAAGACCTCTTTTGCCTGTTTAGTAAGCATACTGTTGATGATTATAATATACTTCTTTTCGTAGGGATCGACACGCTTGATGTAATCATGCCATAATACTTCAAGATTTTCTTTACTCTGCCACCCATCGCCACCCCTGGCATCTCTCTTGAGTAATCTCCCTTGTTTTATATATTGGGCTATGCTATCAGCGATAATTTCTATAGTATTTTCACTAATCTTAAACACTTAATTTTTCCTTAATTTTTTCTGCTATTTTTCTGCTTGCTTCTTCTATCTCCTTTTCTGGAGTAGTACCAATCGGTATTAAACGGCTATCGATATATAATGTATCCCCTCCTTCTACATCCTCTTTCCCTATCTCGTGCCTTGCATCATTCCTAGTAATAATCTTATCTACACTCTCCATCCTCACTTTATGCTTAAACTCTTTGTCTTCAGGGACACAGCTTTCATAAGCACAGAATAACCTCTCATCGTATCTAGGCAATAGCTGTTCATTAATCTTCTGTTCCTGTCTCCTATGCCTTGGGGATATCGTATCCCTCATGAATATATAGGTAGCATTATCGGCATTAGCCCTATTTGCGTCTTTGTCGTACAGAGCCAGTGATTGTCCATAGGCATTGCAAATCTCTTCTTTGGTGACCTTCCTCCCGGCTAGATAGCTTAACTCCCTCGGGGACAAGGAAATAGGTTTATAATGTAGCCCTTTCTCAAGCAGTGCTGTCTTCCCTGATTTTTTAACCTTACCGTAAGTTTGGTGCCATTCCTTCTTCACCCTTTTAAACTCAACCTCGCCTAGACTTTCATCGGTCTCTAACACCCCGTCAGGTCTGGCCATATTAGAGAATAAGGCATTCTCATATAGGTTCATATTTTCATTGATATTGTAGGCATGGGTAACAGCTGATAGGGGGCTCATACCATAATAGGCCGAGGTTGGAGAAGGGAATTTGTGGTGGATTATCTCTAATCTATCAAAGGCAGTATCATCTATACCCCTACTATAGATATAACCGGTGAGGAATTCTTCTTTTGAAGGGACTACCTTCATTTTGTCTGGTGGGACTATCCATATCTCTGCCGGTATCCCCCCATTATTCGTAAGGATATACCAATAACTATTGCCGGTTAGCTCTTGGTGTAGGTCGGTCACCTCTTTTAGTTCGAATTCGTTCATAAAGGGGTTTACTTTTTTCATTAGTTCCAAGAAGGGGTGTTCTAGCAATTCTTCGACTTCTACCGCCTTCCTTAGGAACCGGTCTAGATGCCCCATCTCCTTAGAATATAAAAATTCTCGGGTCTCTTTAGAGATACTCCGGGTCTGGAACAGCAGTTTGGATTTAGCGGGTTTGGCCACATATAGCCTGAGTGGGTAAGAGGCAACTGAAATAGCATTCTTAGAGGCACAGACATAGACCCAGCTCCTGTAAGCATTAAGTAGAGATGTACGGTCTTCTGGGTCTGCCAGTTCCCTCTGGTAATACCAGTCTGGTAAATAAAATAACCTATCCTTATTGCCCCTTGTTCTTGCCATCTCTTTGATGGCACTAATGACATTCGTAATTGTCGCAACCGCTCCGATAATTGCCACCGCCTTTTACTCCCATATTAAAACAAAAAACCAGACTAGAAGTATTCCTACTTTCAGGTCTGGCTATCTGGTAGCTCTAAAATATTCAATCTTTAATCAATATTTTTACCTTAGATGAAGAGATTTGGACAGACAACAATTTAAGGTTGAAAATCTGAGGGTATAAAATTTTAAGATCTCTACACTCTAAAATATTTTTATCTTATTTTTTTGCCTCCTTATTATTCCTTGTTTTGATTATAATATAATGTCTTAAAAAATTCAAGTAGTTTCTGTTTTAATTATTATTTGGTCCAGTAAACTATTTTACCTCCTTTATTAACCTCTTTTTATACATTTCAATTTTATATATGCAAGATATGTATTGCATTTAATCAGTTCTTCAGCGATGATTTCAAGTGCCTTAGTTCTTCTAAACTCCATGCTCTCAAGACACTTGTCTAATAACCTACCTTCATTCGAAAATCTTTCTTTGTCCATTTCCTTAACTTTTTCTAAATATTCCAGATTAGTCATTTTCATCTCCTCTCTCTAAGCAACATTTCCGCCACCTTAAAATCAAATTCTGTATCTACATCAATCGTATCTCCTGCCTCCATTATATACGGTACGCCAGGCCCAATATATGGAAAGGTCAAATCGTTGACCCCCTTATAAGGACCAATATAGATTGCGCTGTCCGCATAATATATTGTAGGCATTTTTACATTATCCTTTCTAAAATTCTTATTAAAGGTTCTCAAAGTGCTTTCATTAAAAATATGTTTTAACTCCCCAGATTCATCAATAAAATATGTATCGGCTGGCAAATTATGCACTTTAGTAACGGAGGATAACAATGGGCTTTCCGATTTAAAGTAAAGCTCAAATGCCTCGTCGATATGCTTCGCTGTCCTCAATGGTGATGTGGCAAGTAAAAATATCACATAGTCAGGCTGGTATTTCT